AGAAAGATAATTTGCAACATTATTCTTTAGAGTATTTGACACAATTTCAGTTAAACTACCGGTATCGTCATACGCCAACATTTTAATTTTTATCTTATTATTTTCTTCAGTTATCGTTACTTTTGCCGGAGCTCCAAATTGTGATGGCATTGTTCTGATTAATGAATTATAATCATTAATTGTTACCGCTCTATTTTGAGCCGCAAAGTTAAAGGACACAAGGTTTCTAACTTCTTCGGTTGTTGGGAAATTAGCCCCTCCAATTGCCGCAGTCACATTATTACACCTCAAAGAATTAATAACACTAGTGTTAACCGCTTCTGAAGGACCATTTACAAAAAAAGAAACCGTTCCAATTTGAGTAATTACATTAACACCTAAATTACTTGATGTCCCACCACCAATTCTATATTGTACAAATAAAGTTGAATTAGCCTTTAATATACTACCTAACGCCAAATTATTTGAATATTTGTATAGATCTAACTTATACCCATTTCTCGCAAATTCACGAAGTTGTTCATCGGCTGATTGACTTCCTCCACCAAAAGTCATTTTCAAAAAACCTTCAGGAGTATATTCAGTAATAAATTTATCCGACACTTGTAAATATCTTCCAACTTTAATACCAGGTTGATCTGAAACTTTTGTTGGATCCTCAACAAAAACTCTATCTTCAATTAACGCCTTTACTTCGTACCATCTATTGTCCGCACCCAAAAATTCTTGTACCGTTGGTACATTAGCATATTGAGTACCATCTTTTAATAACACACTTGTAACCCCCAAAACATTTTTTTCAGGTAAAAATAATTCATAAAATGGTCTTACATCGTTAGCCGTAATAACTTTTTTAAATACCTTTGTTATACCATTTACAACGGTTTCTCTCTTAACAATAGTATAGTTAAGTAATTTGTTGTTTGAATCAAAATTAGGTATCTTTAATCTATTTGGATAACCCTCAGCATTTATTGCTGACGAAAAATCTATATCATAAACCGTTTCAAATACTTGTCCAGCACCATTAACTTGCGAACCTCTTCTTAATATACCACAATATCTTAAATCCTCCTTGTCACCAAAAGCTGGCACTGTTATTGAAAAATCTACCAAAGAAACTGAAGGTCTTTGTCCGGGAACTTTTAATCCATATGTTCTCGCAATATTATATATAGACGATCTTTGTTGAGCATATTGAAGTATTGTTTCCTGAATACTTCTATCAATATTAAATTGAAGATTATCAGTTACCGCAGCGTTCAAATCTATTAACGCGGAGAATACTGATGCGTCATTAAAATTTTGAACTAAATCAGGATAATAAGTTTTAGTAAAATTTATTAACTCGGTTCTGATTTGTTGGAAATCTCTGGTTGTATAGGATATTTTCTTGTTAGCCATTACTATTAAATATTTATAATCACAAAATCACTTTGATTAAACACACTATCATTGATTATGTAATCTATTTTAACTTTAGCGGTGTGCTCCAACTCAGCAACATTAGGAACCCTAAATACTCTTGAGTCATCTTCGTTTATATATGTTCCCTTATCTATGTCCTCAGTTGAAGCGTCTGTTACAGATATTTTTGTTATCGTAAGATTGGGTAAATATTCTTGAACTGACTCTCTTATCTCAGATTCTATTTCCGAAAATGTCGGACCATCCATTGGTTCAAATATAAACTCATATAATCTTGTACCGAAATCAGGTAAATAATATCTAGTACCTTTCCTTGTTAATAACAAATGAACCAAATCGGTTCTAATTTCTTCATCATTCGTTTCTGATAAGTCAAAATAATTACCATCATAGGAATCCCTGAATGGGAAATTTATACCATATGTTGTTCCTTGTGCCATACTAATAAATATAGTTGTGATGAATTATTTTACAATACAACATATCACAAATTATTGGATATGTCTTTATAAATCACCTTCCAACTTTTTTCCATATCGTCAATATTATTTGGTTTGATTTTTATTATGGTAATATCGTCATCAAAATATTTTTCGTAAGTATTATTTTTTAATCTGTTATAAATCTCACCATCATTATCCACAAAACCAATTACACCATTTTTTTGATAATCAATAATTTTATTCATAAAATTATCTTTATTCCAAGGCAATTTATAATTTTGGTTTTCGTAATAAAATTGTCTATCATTTTCATCATCGTGAAGTATCTCACCATTCTTCAAGTTACTTTCAAAATTTTTCAACATATCATAAATCTCAGAATAATAATCTTCATTTTCAAAATGTCCCGCACAAGATGGTGTTGTTGGAATTCCGTTATTGTGTAGTTTTTTTATTATTGGTAAGATATACTCATCAACCGATTCATAAAAAGTTGGACTATTAGGAATAACATAATCTCTATCTGTTTTCAGAAAAAAATACCAAGGGACATTTTCATTTGATAACCATATCCCTTTGTGAAACATTGTGTGGGGTATCAAATTAGAATATAATTTCATTCTTCGTACTTATCTAATTTGGTGTCCTTAATGAACTTTGGGAACGCTTTTTTATAAGACTTTTGAGTTTCATCATTCTCATCCTTTGTGTATTGCCAATTCCAATAAAGTTTGTTGTTTGGTTTGAATCCAAAAAATTCGTGAACTTTCTTTTGTATTTCAGTTACTTTTTCGCCATTCCAATTTTGCCCAACACAAATAAATCCCGATTCAATATTTTCAACTATATTTTTTTCACCCAATGTCGTATGTCTATTTTCAATCCAAGTAAGTCTTTCTATAAGTTGTTGATAAAACATATTAGCCTGTCCCCATCTAACAGAAGAGAAGAAAACTACCGCATCTGATTCAAATAACTCTTTTGATATTTTCCATAATTCATCATCTTTATTGTTAAGGCTAGCCCAACATCTATGATATCCCGATGGATTTTTATTATCATCCTTCAATAAGGCTTTCTTAATACCACAGCTATTTCCGTCTTGTCTTGATACATTACCTTCACACGGATAAATTTTTAATTCGGATACATCAATAAACTTCGCACTATCTCCTAACTCTTCTTTAAGATAAACCGCCAATATTTTTGATTTGGGTGTATCAATATTTTCCTCATCCCAATTATACCTATTTGAACAACTCAAAAGTAGAACTTTCTCCTTTTTTTTAAGTACATCCAAAGTTTCTTTTAGATTTTTCCATGCACCATCCTGAACCATTTCTTCAGATAACATCATCTGACGAATTCTTTGTATTTCTTCTTGTACTATGTTACTCATATTTTATAAATATTAATTCAATTTGAAATCTTCTTCCAACTTGATGTCACAATTTGTGACTTCAAGTGAGGTGTATAACCCTTTAAATTGAAAGTCTCCCCAACTTAAAGGTGGCGAATTCGTAACCTTTAAAATGGTGTATATCCCTTCAATTTGAAAGCCTCGTTCAACTCACGAGATAGTTTGGTGCTGAAGTAGTTGGTGTATAACCCTTCAATTTGAAAGACTCTTCCAACCAGTGATTTGGGAGTAACATGGGACTCCATGGTGTATAACCCTTCAATTTGAAAGACTCTTCCAACCAGATCTCCAGAACTCCTTGTATTTCCTTATATTTCATAGAAAAAAAGGATCCAAAAAATGACCAAATCTCATCATAATCAAACCAAAAACGCTTATTTTTTTTATCCTGTTCCATGACAACGATTCCATTTTTTTTATAAAGTATGGAATTTGGATATTTTGGGCTTTCAACAACTTCCAACTCATTTGGACTGAAGTTATTATTCATCCAAAGCAATGCGGTATTTTGTAATTTTGATTCTGTGATTATGAATTTCATATTGTATAAATATTGTATAAAAAAAAATCACGATTTATTATCGTGATTTTTGTCTCATTTACGATGAACATCCAAAACATTCAAATGGAGAATCCGCCGGTTTTTGTAATTGATACTCAATTTTAGGGGCTTCAGGTGTTGGTTTTGGTTTTTCAATTTTTGAAATGTCAACCGCTAAATGTTTCGCTCCTGTTGATATTGCCTTTGTTCTAACATAATAACATAGTGTTTTCAAACCCTTTTCCCAAGAATGGAAATGTGCTGAAGATATTTTAGATAAACTTGGATTAGCCATATAGATATTCATTGATTGTGATTGATCAATAAATGGAGCTCTGTCAGAAGCCATATTAATCAGTTCTCTTTGAGATATCTCCCAAATTGTTTTATACTTTAATATTAGATGTTCAATTCTTTTAACTTTCTTATTGTAATTTTTATCTTCAGTATCCAAATAATTATTGAAATTTATATTTTGAATAGATCCTTCATTAATTATGATTTCATTTTTTAGGTCTTCACACCAAATACCAATTTTTTCAAAGTCATTTATTAGGTATTTATTCACAATCATAATTTCCCCACCAACAACTCTTCTATTAAATATTGCCGAATGAGCCGGTTCTGTCATTTCATAAGACCCTGTTATTTTTGCAGAACTTGCAACCGGCATCTGAGCGGTAAATAAAGAATTACATACACCAAATTCTTGTACTTGTAATTTTAATAATTCCCAATTCCATCTACCTGATAATTCATTATCATTAATTCCCCACATATCAAATTGGAACACACCTTTAGACATAGGAGAATCTTCAAAAAATTCATATGGCAGATAGTTACCAGATTTACATAGTTCCATACTTTCGGTAATTGACGCAAAATAAATTGTTTCAAAGATTTCTTTATTTAATTTTTTTGCTTCATCTGAAGTGAAAACATAATCCATCAAATAAAACACATCCGCCAACCCTTGTGTACCAATTGCGATTGCTCTTTGTTCCAATCCACCTTTTTTACCTTTTTCTGTTGAGTAACTATTAATATCAATAACCTTATTTAAAGCCCTAACAACTTTTCTAACCTCTTTATATAATAAATCGTGATTAAAAACACCATCTTCAATAAAGTTTTTTAAAACCATAGAAGATAAAGTACAAATAGCTGTTGTTGTTTCATCGGTATATTGATATATCTCGTTACATAAATTAGATTGTTTAATTACCCCAATGTTCTGATGATTTGTTTTTCTATTGGCACTATCTTTAGAACATAAATAAGGTACACCTGTTTCAATTTGTGATTCAATTATCTTATTCCAAACTTCTTGGGCTTTTACTTTTTTACCCAACCCCATTGAGACAGCCAAATTATAATTTTTTTCATATTCGTCACCATAACATTCTTGTAATGGTTTAATACCGGATTTTACAATATCATTTGGGCAAAATAAATGCCAATCACCATTGTTTTTTACTGCATTCATAAAATTATCAGGCAACCATAATGCGGTAAATAAATCACGAGCCCTTAATTCTTCAGCTCCCGTATTATGG